TAAAGCAATGAATATTATCTGGAGCTTATTGATTAACTTATCTCAAGAGACTTTGAATAAGTTATTCTATAAGAATAACTGCTTACAATTCTGTGATAATAAATACATGAAGGATTATATTGTAATGACTTTATCTAAACTAGATGAAGCATTCGTAGATCCTAACAAGCCACCAGAAATCATTAAGGATAATTTAGACCACATGTTTGAAGTCCTTAAAGAATGGTGCTATATGAGATATATTGTAGTGGATAAGATTGATCGTTCTGCTACAATGAAACGTGATATTAGTATCATCACAGATACAGACTCAACTATGCCATGCTTTAATGGTTGGTATACATTCGTTCTTAGAGATGTTTTAGGACCAGTAGATAAGTCTAATATTAAACTTATGAATCTTCCTGAAGTAGAACCTGTGATGGAAGAAGATAGAGTTTATAACTTCTCTACTGGTGAGATTGAAACTAAGACGATTAACGTAGCGACTTCTAGCAATAAAGAACCATTACGTTTTAGTATCATCAATATCTTATCCTATATTGCCGGTAGATTATTACGTGAGCACTTTGATTTAGTTGCAGAGAATTATAATACTAAGTCTGAATTCAAAGAATGCTTAATTGCAATGAAGAATGAGTTCTTATTTGGTAGAGCTTTATTAACTGGTGGTAAGAAAAACTATGCATCTAAGCAAGAACTTCAAGAGGGTAACTTAGTACCACCGTCTAAGATGCTTGATGTTAAAGGTTTACCTATCAATAAGTCTACATTGAAAGAGAAAACTCGTAATGCGTTGAAAGATATTCTATTTAAGAAGATTCTTAATGTAGAAGAGGTAAATCAAATGGATGTATTACAATCATTAGCTCGTGTAGAGTATGATATTAGAAAGTCTATTGAGTCTGGTGAAAAAGAATATTATAAACCAGCTCAAATTAAGTCTTATGCTAACTATGATAACCCAATGCGTATCCAAGGTATCAAAGGTGCATTGGTTTATAATGCATTAAGAGATGAAGGCACAGAGGCTATTGATTTAACTATTCGTAATGCGATTGATATTGTTAAAGTTACAATTGATAATACAACTCTATTACCTCTAATGGATTCTGATCCAGAGTTATATGAAAGAATTAAGAAATTCTTAGATGAAAACCAAAATGATTATAAAGGTGAGATTACTAGTATATCAATTCCAATTGATGCGGAAGTACCTAAATGGGTATTGAAGTTTGTTGATTATAATGATATCATTAATGACAACTTGAAAAACTTCCCATTAGAATCTATTGGTATTACTAAATTTGAAAAAGATAAAGTAAACTATACTAACGTGATTAAATTCTAAGATATATCCCCTATAGAGTTGAACTCTATAGGGGAATTCTTTTGTTAAAATTTAACTGGACTAAGTTTAGTATCAGGTAATGTTAAAGTCATAGCATATAACGCTTGAATAGATTCTTTAGATGTAGATATAACTGGGTTACCACCTAGATTAATAAAGTGGATATTACTAGCTAATTGCTTTTTAAGCTCAGCATTAGCTTCATCAGTATATACCCCCTTGATGGTTACCATATCGCCATCATAGTCACCACCGATGCTATCCAGATACCCATTACAGATATTCATAGTATCGATAAATGAACTAGATGTATCTTTACCAATATCTTCTTTTCTAATTTTTGGATAGTGAGTATATACTACATTATCAAATACAGCTTCTTCAGTTTCTATAGTAGAAGACAATCTAATCTTAGTAGCAAACTCATTATAGAAAGTATCGATAGGATAACGTGTGATAAGAATCATTCTATCTTTGACTGCTTCTTCACAAGCCATATAGATTACATCGCACCATGTTAAAGGTCTTTCATTCTTCAATGCCTTAACATCAGGTTCTTTATAGAAGCCTTTCCATTTCAAATCAAGATATTCTTGTTTACCTTTAACTCTACATAAGACTTTTACTGGTCTAAATCTATCAGAGTAACCATGAATGAATCTATCTAATTCTTTCTTCAATACTTCATCAGAGAATTGAATTTGATAGTCTTCAATTTCACCATAGATGATAGTTCCATCTTTATCTAAGATAGGATATTTAGTATCACCAATGAACTCATTCTCAAAGAATCGTCTCATATGGAAGATAACAAATGGAAAGAAGTTAGCAGCAGCTGATGTCATAGGTAATACGGAATAATCAAAGTCAGCTCTAATGTCTTCCATATTCTCTACATCTAACTTAGGTGCTGACATAACTAGACGTGTAGCGTAGTCTGTAGTCTTAGATAGATTAGCACGTCTAATTACACCAAACTTACCAGGCAATCCACCATTAGGATTACTATCAGTACCAGTACCAAACCATTTATAGATTTCGATTAATCCTTCTTGGAGTCTACCTTCAACGGATTTACCAATACTAAAACCATATTCAGTAGAGTCACCAATAGCTGATGCGGATACCATTACATTGATATATAATTTATTGATATCGCCTACAGAGATCTTACCACCATCTACTTTAATATCTCTAAAGAATGGAGGAATTACAATAAGTTTATCAGTAAAGAAATTCTTTCTATTATCATTCAAGAACTTAACATATCTCTCACGTTTAATAGAATCAGTTTCTCTAAACTTAATCTTATCTAAGTTCTTTCTTAAGAAATCAATGCCATTATCCCCTTTAGGATCTTCTATAATATTACCAGATTTATCTATAGAGTAAGTTCCGATACCATGAATAACAGATTTAATCTTAGAATCTACTTTACTCCAGATCCTATATACTAATGGCTGTAAGAATTTCTTCTTTAGACTAATATATGCAAAAGTACTAGCTCTAGATTCTTTAGTAATACCAAAGATTGTATTAGAAAGTAATCCATCACTTGTAGGATTACTTGATGCATCAAATATAACTGGGTTAGTTATTTCGACTAAGTTATTCTTCTTGACAAAATCATCCACATCAAGAAGAGATACTTGGAGATTATCTTGTCTAATTTGGTCTTTTAATATTGCCATATATACCTCCTTATAAATTACTTATATGTGGAACAAAAACCGAGTTAGTGCATTTATTGCACTAACTCGATTGTGTTGTATTATCGCATAGTTACAATAATTTTACATGGATCATTAAAATCTCTATTAAGATCTACAACTATAGGATGACTCATACCATTATTGCTATTAACAGTAATAGTATGCTTATATTCATCTACTAAGGAGTCAAATAACTTAGCATCAGTTGTATATATAATGAAGTCAATATAGTTATCATAGATGACATGATCAATCTTTGAATGTAATAATCCATGACCTTTCAATATACTATATAATAGACTAGATTCGCCAAAGTAGTCTACTATCTGTTTTCTCGTTTGTTCGTAGTCTCCATTGCCGAATTTGCAGAAAAATTCGACGATATCCATTTATATAAATCCCCTTTTAATTAAAGCATTCCTTCAAGAGCATCTTCAAACCGTGCCATATCTTCCCTAGTCATAGCTGGAGTCTCAGTCTTAATACCTTGGTTAGGTTGAACTAATCCAGCTTGTGGGTGACCTCTATATGCGGCTTGCATATACTTATATTTTTGCTCTTCATCTTTTTTGTGTTTTTCTTTTTCAGCAGCTGCATCGGCAGCTTCTCTACGATCTCTAATAAATTTATATAGAAGCATCAAATCACCTATAGGCATATTCAATGCTTCTATTATACTTAATCTACCTCGATATTCGTAACAAACATTATCAACTAATTGCATTAGTCGAGCATGTGAATCAACCGATGCCGTGTAAAAACAAGTTCTTGAGCATTCATAGGAATAGCTTCAATTTCTGCACCACATTTAGGGCATGTAGCTGCAGGTACTTGGTAAGAAATATTGATATTCTTGTTATTATCTTCTAAGTATTTGCCAATGAAAGATTGAAGTTCTTTGAATTCATAAGCAGATAGTTTAGACAAGATTTTATAGATACCTTGGATACGATATTTATAAGTCTTAACAATATCATTTGGAGCTGTATTGAATTGAATAGGGATCAATTCTTCATTATCTTCATCGATCTCATATACAGTAGAGATACAATGGGAGATATTGATAATGCCTGCATATTTTTCACGGAAGCTTTCATTCAAAAGACGTTCCTCAAACATGGAGTTATAAATTTTAGGAATTACTACACCGAAAGCATAGTCACCATTTGCAACGTAAATTTCTTCTTCGAATGTTGGAGGCATAGAAGGATCTTTAGCAATGATTTTGTTAAAGGTTTCTTTATCAGCTTCTGTTTCGAATTTAACCATATCAATGATAGGACGTTTTTCAGTGTAGAAGTGTTTACATTTAGGACAGCTAAATGGAATGATATTAGACGTACTGAAGTTAGCATTATATAATGCAAAGAATAAATGATTCAAGTCTTGATAGTTCAATAACTTCAACCATGCTTCCATATCCATACTACGGCATTCAGGTGCTAAGTGTTTATATAAAGTACTGAATACTGTACGAGCTTTACCAATATCATTTGCAGAATCTGCATATGGATTAATTTCATCCATTTCGATTGCAGATAGTGGAGTCATAGAGATGGATACACCAGTAGCAAATAAACCCCATTCAAAGTATTTCTTTTCGACTGGTTTAGAAAGTACTTTAGTAAATGCAACAGGACGTTTACGTACACGGAATTTACTAATATCAGGTTTACGTTCACCAACTTCATCTAATTGCTGACGAAGTACACGTGCAAACTCTTCCATATTACGTTGCTGTTGTTTTTCTAATTTAGCACGTTCAGCTTCTTCTTTATCTTCATCAAGACCAAGGTCTTCTAAGAGTTCATCATCATAAAGTAATTCATCTTCATCATCAGTAGCTTCTACTACTTCTACAGATGGTACTGCAGCATTAGATACATCAATAGTATTTACACTTACAGCAGGAGTTGTAGTAGCAGCGGTAGTTACATTAGATACAGCATTTTCAGCTGCAGCTTCATAAGCTTCGAATTCAGCTTCAATATCATCTTCAGGAAGAATAGTATTAATGCTAGTAGAGGCTTTGATTTCTTCATCAGACATAACGTGTTCAGCTTCATCACGACGAATAGCTTCACGATCTTCATCAGATAGTTCAGGATCTAAATCTAAAGCTGGATTGTATTTAGATGCAACTTGTGGATTTTCTTCACCCATAGCTTTAAGATCTTCATATTCACGACGCATTTCGTGGATTTCTTTTAAAGCTGGACGGAATCGACGTTCAATAGCATCAGAGATACCATTATCTAATTCTTCCATTAATCCATCACGTGCTTCTTGTGTTTTATCTTCTTTGCCAGAAGGAATAATTGCACTAAGATCTGCAGATTGTAAAGAATCCGCATCAAATGTAGGTGCAACTGGAGCTGTAGATTGAGGTTCAGCTTCTGTTTTAGGTTGTTCTTCTACAACAGTAGTTTCAATTTTTTCTTCTTCTACTGGT